TAATTGAATCAATGTGGTCCGTGAGCCAGTGGGCGGGAGACTTTAATCCTTTTCATATACACGAGGGTCAATTATCAGGGGTGTGTTATTTACGAGTACCAAAAAGTTTACCAGAAGAATATGCAAGAGAAGATCACTATCCAACAGTTGGTGATATATGTTGGTTCAATGGTCAAGCAGCGACGTTTAGTGGACACAAACATCAAGAGTCACCAAAAGTTGGTGATATATTTTTGTTTCCCAATTGGTTAGCACACGGCGTATATCCATTTAGAACACCAAATCAAGAGCGACGATCGGTATCTTTTAACTTACATTTAATTAAAAAGGACGAACCAGTACCGTTAGAAAATTAATGCGTCATAATAAAGAAACAAAATTTGTTATGTATGTTGATGATTTTTTAGATCAGGCTACGTTAAAGTCACTTCAAGAAACATTTCAAAAAATAAATTATAATGAAGTAAAAAACCCAGAAGGTAAACTTTATGGCCATAGACATACTTTTCCTAAAAGTTTTCATGATGATCCATTGCTTAAACTAATTAAACAATATTTCTTTCCTCATAGAAATCTTGAACCCATATCCGTGAGTGCACATTTAAGAGAAAATAAAGAAGAACCTTTGTTTCATACAGACGATGACAAAGAAAATGTTGCAAACTTTCTTTTGTTCGTAAAAGGAGAACCACTTCTTAACAATGGCACGGGATTTATGCACAATAATCAACTTTCTTCACACATTGGTTTTGTAGAAAATAGAGCTTTATTTTTTAATGGTATGAAAATACCACACTCAGATTTACAATCTTTTGGAGATAGCTCAAATAGATATACACTTAATATTTTTTATAAGGAACATGACGTTAAATGGTAGAGATTAATAGATTACCAATTTTTACACAGGAAGTTTTTCATTTTACAATGCCTAATTTTGAAAAATGGAAAAAATACATTAATCAAATTGTTTTGGTTGAAGAGAATAATGAAATTCACAAACACGACACTTCACCAGAAGAGCAATGTAACGTTATGGCTAGAAGAACGGCATGGAATTCACATCAAAGGTATCCAATTTTAAATGATTTATGTGAAGAAATAAGATCGTATTTAGAAGAATTTATAAGAAAAGAAGGATATGATATTCCCGATATAGAAGTTAAAGATTGTTGGGTTAATTGGTATAAAAAAAATCAACATGCTCAACCACATGAACATGGTCATCAATTATCAGCAGTTTTGTTTGTAGATGTTGAAAAAACTAATAGTAAATTTTTTTTTCATGCTAATAATTATGTAGTGTTTGTTAAAAAAACTAAAACGCATTCTAATTTTAGTAATGTTGTAGAATTAAATGTTAAAGACGGCACCGTTTTGTTTTTTGATGGTTCAATTCCTCATTCTGTTAGTTCCAATATTACAAATAATACTAGGATTACAGTGGCTTTAAATTTTAAACTTTCTTACATAGAAAAAAGAGGAAGGTATTAAACAAAAAAATGGATATTAATAAAATACCAATGGTCCGTGTGACGTGGTTAGATGCTCGTGATACAGAAACGGGTTGGCTTGATATAAAAGAAGTCATTGATGCTCCGTTAGCCGTGTGCCAAGAAGTGGGGTGGATGGTTCATAATGGTCCTGAGAAAATAATTATTATGCGATCCTACAGTAAAGACAAAGATGAAGTATCGGGCGGCGGTGCTATCGCTATACCAAAAGGGTGGATAAAGAAAATAGAATATTTAACAGTGAGTTATAGTGAATTCTAAAATATTTATTGGAACGCCTTGTTATGGTGGTATGATTACGGCTGATTATTTTAAAAGCGTTTTACAACTAACAGCATTAGCAGCTACTAAAAAAATAGAATTACAATTTGGCACAATCGGTAATGAGTCATTAATTACAAGAGCTCGTAATACTTTGGTTCAATTATTTATGGATGAAGAACAATACACTCATCTTTTATTTATTGATGCTGATATTGCTTTTAATCCTGAGTCTGTCTTTCGTATGTTAGATTTGGATGAGGATGTAGTGACAGGTGTGTATCCTCGTAAAACAATTGATTGGACAAAAGTAAAAAAAAGAGCACAAGAAAATCCAGATATATCGGAGGACGAACTTCACGCAGCATCTCTTCAATATAATTTAAATGTTAAAGATCCAAACAAAGTTTTATCTAAAAAAGGTTTCATTGAAGTATTAGATGGCGCTACAGGGTTTATGTTAATTAAAAGAAACGTTTTTAAAAAAATGTCTTTAGCTTATCCTGAGCTGCGATTTGTGCCAGATCAACATATCGGTTCTCCGCATGACAAAACCTTTAATTATCATGACACATCAAAGTGGAACTATACTTTTTTTGACACAATGATTGAGCCAGATACCAAAAGATATTTATCTGAAGACTATGCATTTTGTCGTTTATGGCAGAAAATAGGTGGTAAAATATATGCCGATATTGCAAGTGGTATGACTCATTACGGTAATTACTCGTTTAAAGGCAACGTAGGTACTCAATTCTTGCCACAAAACAATAAATAATTTAGTATACTCCGACATGAAATTAGTTGACTTAAAATTCCAACCAGGCATTGATAAACAAGATACCGCTTACTCAGCAGGCGATCAACGAAAATATACAGACTCAGATTTTGTACGTTTTCACTATGGAAAACCTGAAAGGTGGGGCGGCTGGGCTTATTTACCAAATCCAAATAAAACTATTGTGGGCGTGGTTCGTGATTCGCATTCCTGGATTGGATTAGATGGCACTAGGTATCTTGCTTTAGGCACAGATAGAAAATTGTATTTATACTCTGGCGGATCACTTTATGATATTACACCTATTAGAGAAACAGCGTCTGGATTATCAAATCCCTTTACTACAAATGGAACAAGTACAGTTACTGTAACAGACGCATCTCACGGAGCTAAAGTGGGAGACTTTGTTACTTTTGATTCTTTTTCAAGCATAGACGGTTTAGATATGAATAATGAATTTCAAGTTATTACAGTTCCAAGTTCTAATACTTATACCGTAACACACACAGGCACAGCTTCTGGATCAACATCGGGAGGCGGTGGCACAGGTAATGCTAATTATCAAATTAATATTGGTCCTTCTACATCAGAATTAGGTTATGGATGGGGCACAGAGACATGGGGAGCAAGCACTTGGGATGAGCCTCGATCTTCTTCTGAGGTTACTATATCCGCAAGAAGTTGGTCGTTAGATAATTTTGGTGAAGATTTAATTGCTACCGTTTTAAATGGTGGCACATTTATTAAAGATATTTCTGGTTCAATAGATGCAAGAGCGACAGCTTTATCCAATGCTCCTACTGCATCTAGGTTTAGTTTAGTATCTACGGACACTAGACATTTACTTATATTTGGTACCGAAACAACTATTGGCAATACTGCAACGCAAGATGATTTACTATTTAGATTTTCAGACAGAGAGGATGCTACTGATTATACGCCAGTCGCAACTAATGAAGCTGGTTCACTTCGCATATCTGATGGTTCGAGAATAGTCGGCGCTGTTAAATCATCAGGTCAAATACTTGTTTGGACAGATACATCACTTCACGGTATTCAATTTGTTGGTACACCTTTTACTTTTGGTATGAGGCAACTTGGTGCAAACTGTGGTTTGATAGCACAACACGCAGCAATAGAAGTTAATGGTAGAGCATATTGGATGTCAGATGATGCATTTTATATGTATGATGGGGTTGTCAAAAAAATGCCATGTTCCGTGCAAGATTTTGTTTTTGATGATTTAAGTTATACTAACAAAAATGATATTGCGGTGGGACTTAACACAGGATTTAATGAAATTATTTGGTATTACCCATCAGCAGATGCAACTCAAATTGATAGAGGTGTTGCTTACAATTATTTAGAAAATACGTGGTACACAATCAGTCTTGGAAGAACTACGTGGCTTGGCGCTTATGTATATGAATTACCAATTGCTACTGAATACAGTGCTAGCACGACAGCGAATGTATCAACCATATTAGGATTAACAGCAGGCGCATCTTTTATTTATGAACAAGAAACGGGTAACAATCAAGCAGACGGGACGGCTATTTCAGCATTTTTACAAACAGGTTCTGTAGAAATTGCAGATGGTGATGAACTCATGTCGGTTAGTAGGTTAGTACCAGATTTTGATAATTTAGCAAATAGCATGACAGCTACACTTACCTTAGAACAATATCCTCAATCGTCATCAAACGTGACTACAACAGGAACTATCTCTAGTACAACAGAGAAAATTGATGTAAGAGGAAGAGGTAGAGCAGTAAAAATTAAATAC